CTAAACTAACTTACAGATTGTAATTTTCTGCAAAGATAGTCATTTCTAACCCATAGAGTCATTTTTTGCTCGTATTTTGTCGTATATCAACCACTTACAACGATTGTTAATCGTTTTTAGTGGACACTAGTGAACGTTGACATTAAAGAATTAATAAATAATTATGAGTAGCAAAAGTAACGACCAAGGACGTGCTTACGAATACATTTGCTTGCTTTCTTTGCAGAATGCAATAAGTGCTATTCGTAAATCACAAATAATTCATAATAGCAGCTATGAAGCTGCTGAACACGCATGGAACACATTAAGTGTTGCAGAAAAAGCATTATATACATTGAGTGCGAAGTCAACTATTGATACAATATTTGCATTAGAACCAAATATTATAGAAGTTGATGACGATACCCTAAATTTATATATCCAAAGCGATGAACATGGTGAAGAAGCTGATGTTCGTGATATTATAATTAAACGTAAAGATATTATTTGGGAGATTGGACTAAGCATAAAGCACAATCACATGGCTGTAAAGCATAGTCGTTTAGCAAAAACTTTGGATTTTGGTCAAAAATGGTATGGAGTTAACTGTTCCGAAGAATATTGGAACGCTGTAAAGCCAACATTTGATTTTCTTGAAGTAGAAAAATCAAATGGAACTTACTTTAGAGATTTGAAATCTAAGGAAGATGATGTATATGTGCCATTATTGAAAGCTTTTATGCAAGAAGTAAAGACGCAAGTTGCGAACAATGCTGACATTCCTCGTAAACTGGTTGAATATTTACTCAGCAAATATGACTTTTACAAGGTTATTAGTATAGACAATAAAAGAGTTACCACAATACAGTCATTCAACATGTATGGAACTTTAAACCAACCGAGCAAGAAGCTGAATCCGTCTTTAGAAGTTCCTGCAATGGAATTACCTACGACTTTACTTTATATGGATTTCAAGCCTAAAAGTAAAACGACTGTAATAATGAGTTTCGATAACGGATGGCAGTTCTCATTCAGAATACATAACGCCAAAGATACGGTAGAACCATCTTTGAAGTTTGATGTTCAGATTGTAGGAATGCCTCCTGCTGTAAATATAACTTTTAACTGTAAGTGGTAAATATGAATTTGATTAGTCTTTTTTCTGGCGCTGGTGGTCTTGACAAAGGATTCCATAATGCAGGATTTCATACTGTTGTTGCCAATGAATTCGACAAAAAAATATGTCCAACATTTAAAGCTAATTTTCCCGATACGAAATTGATTGAGGGAGATATTAGGAATATACCGTCAGATGCTTTTCCCGTCCATGTGACAGGTATAATTGGCGGACCGCCATGCCAGTCATGGAGTGAGGCTGGTTCATTAAAGGGCATTGAAGATGCCCGTGGTCAGTTGTTCTATGAGTATATCAGAATATTGCGTGATACCCAACCTTTGTTTTTTGTAGCAGAGAATGTGTCTGGTATGCTTGCCAAACGACATGCGACTGCTGTTAGTGGATTTATGGAGTTGTTTGATGAAGCAGGGTATGATGTTAATTTGAAAATGCTTAACGCTAATGACTATGATGTACCTGAAGACCGAGACCGTGTTTTCTACATTGGCTTTCGCAAGGATTTGCACATAGATGATTATGAATACCCTAAGCCACAAGAGCATAAACCTACTTTACGTGAGGCTATTTGGGATTTGCAAGACACTGCAATACCTGCAAGAGAAAAGAACCATACAAATGGAAATGCTTGCGTGGTGCCAAACAATGAATATTTTACGGGTGCTTTCTCACCAATATTCATGTCACGTAATCGTGTAAGGTCATGGGACGAGCCAGGGTTTACAGTTCAAGCGAGTGGAAGACAATGCCAACTTCATCCGCAGGCACCTAAAATGATAAAGGTAGAAAAGAACTTGCAAAAATTTGTTGAAGGGAAAGAATATCTATATAGAAGAATGACTGTCAGAGAGGTCGCTCGTGTTCAAAGTTTCCCTGATGATTTTAAGTTCATATATGATGAAGTGAATTATGGATACAAGATGATAGGTAACGCCGTCCCAGTCAATCTTGCGTACCATGTGGCATTAAGCATTATCGAAACTTTAAAACAACATAATATCAATATAGATAATTGATGAATGTAATATCACTATTTGCAGGATGTGGAGGTCTTGACCTTGGGTTTGAAAGGGCTGGTTTCAATGTGATTTGGGCAAATGAATGTGATTCTTCTATATTTGAAACATATAGAAAAAATCACCCAAATACCATGTTGAATACTGCCGATGTGCGCTTACTCAAAGACCAAGACATTCCTTCTTGCGATGGTGTTATTGGAGGTCCACCATGCCAGGCATGGAGTGAAGGTGGCAAGCAACTTGGATTTGAAGACCCAAGAGGTCAGTTGTTTTTGGAGTATATCAGGATCGTAAACTTGAAAAAGCCAAAGTTCTTTGTCATTGAAAATGTGCAGGGAATACTTGAAGACAAACACAAGCAATCGTTGAAATTTATAATTGAAAGTTTACGATCTATTGGTTATTCAATAAGTTATCAACTCTTAAACGCTGCAGACTTCAGAATTCCACAGGATAGATTAAGGGTTTTCTTCGTGGGAATACGAAATGACCTACAAAATACATTTGCTTTCCCGAATGCAATGTCTGGCAAAAAAGTGACTTTAAGAGAAGCTATTGGAGATATTATTGAGAAGCCAAGATTTTTCAATGAAGGAAAAGTCATGTCGGAACATCCAACAAGAAAGAATCATGATGTCTACACAGGAAGTTATGATGCAAAGTATATGGCACGCAATCGTGTTCGTTCTTGGAATGAGCAATCTTTTACGATTCAAGCACAGGCAAGAAATGAGCCTCAACATCCACAGGCTCCAAAGATGCCTTATGTTAGTTCAAATGTTAGAATTTTTGCAAAAGGACGCGAGCATCTTTATCGTCGTTTGAGCGTTCGGGAATGTGCAAGAATACAAACTTTTCCTGATAGTTTTGTGTTCATATATGATGACATAAAAGACGGATATAAAATGGTGGGTAATGCAGTACCGCCACGATTAGCCTATGCACTCGCTGTTCAAGTAAGAAAAGCTATGTGCTAATAATTTTCAAAATGTAAACTTGTAAAAAATGGAAGCAAATCGACAGAAACTTTCCGAATGGAATGCAATTAAAAATCTTATTCCAATAATAAACAATAAATTGGGAATTAATATCTCTATGTATGATAAACAATATGAGGCAGAGATGCCTGATTTCATTTTCCATGATGAAAAAGGGTACTCCATAGGTGTTGAAGTCGTGGAATGCCATCCTTCTGTAAATATAAACAAGAAACGTAATGCGGTAGAGAGAAATACGTTCAAAAACAAAGTCTGTAACATAGTGCAAAAAAATATCTTCTTGGAAAGTATGACCAAAGAAAAGAAGTTAAACATTTTCATTGATAGATATAATTTTACAAATAAGGGAGATTTGGATGGAGATAAAGTAAAATTAACACCAGAAGCATTTGCTGAAGAAGTCGAAATCTATTTAAGAAATATGTTTAATGGATTTATATATCCTACTAAGCATATTAAAAGAATTAAAGTTTGGGAGACACGTGGTAGAAACATAGTTCAATTCAATTCTATAGCTCGAAGGGATTCTGTACCTTGGCAAGATTTAGAAAAATGTATAGAATCTAAAAACAGCAAATACTCTATCTATCAAAAGAAAAACAAATGTGATGAATATTGGCTTTGCATTTATCTTCCTTTTGAAGAGAATAAGCATCCTTATGAGGTGAGTAATGAGTTGCTTTCAGAAAATGCAAAACAAAAGGTTATGTCAAGTCCATTTAAATGTATTGTTGTAACATCGGTAATGCCTATAGATTTAGCGATACTAAAGGATTGATAAAAATTAGATAAAAACGTAGAAAGCATTGGAATTAAATTGTTACTAACTTCAAATTGTTCGACTTGGGAGGAACAATTTCCCAACTAACATATTTCTTTTGGGGAGTTACCCAAAAGGTTTTGAGTAACTCAAAACATACCTTGCTGTGTCTTTATGGACACCATGTTTTGGCAAGAGTAAATCTAATACCATTGAAAACACTGCGGAGGTTCGCCCAGTGGCTGGAGGCGCAAAGCCTCCAAGGAACGGCTCATTTTCTTTATGCTAAAGGATGAAAACGAAAAAAATCCCGAAGAATGAGTTTTCCTTGAATGCCATTCCTCGGGATGAACAAAAATGTATTCCTGCATGTCATACGTTTTATATGTCATACGATAAAAATGTAAAACGTATGGCATCAATGCATATATGCTTACACACTTCTTTGCATGGATACTTCTTTATCAAATTGCAACTGCACTTCCATACGACAATGAATCAGTACGTCAATAAGTCAATACGGCGGCGAATCATCGAAGCGTCTAAAAAAGCGACCATTCTCAACTAAAGGAATTAGTCCCTCCATATAGTTGCAAGACAATGTTTGTTTTCTCTTTTGCTCCGTACAATCTCTTGATGATGGCATCACGAAGTTGTGCCGCACCATTAGAGTTTAGACGGAAGCAAATGGCAACAACCATAGGGAATCCATACAACGTTTGCCAAATACCCTTGGAAAGTTCTTCCCTTCGTTGGACTTCCGACATAGACAACATACCTTCTTTATATATAGCTCGTATCACAGCATTGAGTTTCGGGGCAGTGATATAAAGCATATCAATCAACTCACTCTCACTCATCCACAAGTCCTCCAAGTTGGACGGAATTGAAAGCCTTCCATTGCCATCCACGGTGATTACAGTCCGTTTCATGCCATTCCTCCCATTACAGGCAAATGCCCCTTGATTCGACTTTCAAAGACAGATATGTCATGGTCAAGTTTTGTGCTTGTCACCTTGGCGTATATCTGTGTTGTGGTGATATTCGTGTGACCAAGAATCTTGCTCACGCTCTCTATCGGCATACCATACTCCAAGGCTAAAACTGCCCAACTATGACGTGAGACATGAAATGATACATGCTTCTTTATACCACACATTGCAGCAACTTTCTTGATGCGCTTGTTAATGCTGTCAAGATTACCGATATTGAACAAGTGGTTGTCTTTTCTGAAAGACTTGTATCTCTCAACAATCTGCATGGGAATATCCATCAGCTTGATTTGGAACGGTACGCCTGTCTTCTGACGCTTGGACACTATCCAAGGAGCACCGTTTACCATGCTGATGTTATCTTCCGTCAAGTTCTTGATGTCAACGAAAGAGATACCTGTCCAACAACCAAACATAAACAAGTCTCTCGCAAAAGCAAAGTTGGGATTTTCCAACTCTATTCCTGCAAATATGTCCAATTCTTCCTCT